ACTACAGTTTTATTTGTGGTCAAGATTGGCCCGGATTGCTACAAGGACGCTGCACGTTTTCCAAGTGGCCCTTGGTGTAAAGAGGGTGACTTCATATTAGTACGTCCACACGCCGGAACCAGGCTAAAGATTCACGGCCGTGAGTTTCGGATCATTAACGATGATTCTGTCGAAGGGGTGGTAGAAGACCCCAGAGGCATTTCACGCAAATAGGGAGAAATCATGCCGTTGCCTAAAGAAGAAGAGATTACAAACAAGCTAGAGATCGAGATCGAAGACGAATCTGTCAAGGTCGAGGTCGAGGACGATACCCCTGAAGAGGACCGTGGACGAGAGCCCCTGCCTGAGAACATTGTTCAAGAGCTGGAGGCTGATGAACTCGAGGACTACTCGGAAAAAGTAAAGACCCGCCTAAAGCAGATGAAGAAGGTTTGGCACGATGAGCGCCGGGCCAAAGAAGCTGCCTTGCGGGAGCAACAAGAGGCTTTGCGCCTGGCTCAACAGGCCATTGAAGAGAACAAAAAGCTCAAAGCCAAGGTTTCATTTTCTGAGACCGCCCTGGTTTCATCCTACAGAGAGGCCGCTGCCCGTGGCCTAGATGAAGCCAAGCGTGAATTCAAAGAAGCCTATGATTCAGGGGATTCGGACCGGATTACAGAGGCCCAAGAAAAGCTGACCTCAGCCAAGATGAGGGCAGAACAGGCCGATCGATTCCGCCCACCCCCTTTACAAAAGCAGGAAACAGTAGTAAACAATCAACCGGAGCAAGTAGTTCCTAAGCCGGACAGTAAGGCTGCTGCGTGGCAAGAGCGCAACACCTGGTTTGGGCCTAATAAGCTAATGACGGCTTTGGCACTAGGGCTCCATGAAGAACTCGTGGAAAATCACGGTATGGCTTATGCCACAACCGATGAGTATTACGACCGCATCGACAAGACCATGCGGAAGTACTTTCCAGAGGAATTCAAAGAAACGCAGGCCGGGGGCGGCAAGCCTAGCCAGCGCACAGAAAACAAACCTGCCACCGTAGTCGCTCCAGCGTCCAGAAGCACCGCCCCCAAAAAAGTGGTGTTGAAGCAGTCCCAACTGGCGATTGCAAAGAAGTTAGGGTTAACCCCTGAGCAGTACGCCAGGGAATATGCAAAAACATTGGAGAACTAACATGGCTGAAAATAGACTTGCTCGCACAATTGAGACCCGTGAACAACAGGAGCGCCCCAAGGCTTGGGTTCGCCCCGAAACACTACCGCAGCCCGATAAGCAGCCGGGTTACGCATATCGCTGGGTCAGGGTAGCTATGCTGAATCAGACCGATGCCAAGAACATCTCGTCCAAGCTACGGGAAGGCTGGGAACCGGTCAGGATTGAGGAGCAACCCCAATTTAAGATGCTAGTTGACCCCAACAGTCGATTCAAAGACAACATTGAGGTCGCAGGTTTGTTGCTCTGCAAAATGCCAGAGGAATTTGTAGCCCAAAGGGCGGAGTATTTCGCCAAGGCCACAAAGGACAACATGGATGCTGTGGACAACAATTTTTTAAGAGAGAACGATCCGAGGATGCCGCTGTTCTCAGAACGCAAATCTTCGACATCGTTTGGTAAAGGACGATAACTTTTTTCGAGGTTAAAAATGGCATATCCCACCGTATCAGCCCCTTACGGGCTAATTCCGATCAATTTGGTCGGCGGTCAGGTCTTTGCCGGCGCTACTCGCCAGATCCCCATTGCCTCCGGTTCCGCAACGGCCATCTACTTTGGTGACGTTGTTGAGCTGAACAATGGCGGTACTCTGTCGAAAGAAACCGGTACAGCCGTGGCCACCCCTGTCGGCGTATTCCTTGGTTGCACCTATACGGATCCAACCTATGGAGCTACGTTCCGTCAGTACTATCCCGGCGGCGTAAATGTCGATGACATCTATGCTTATGTTCAGGATAACCCGACCACTCTGTTCAAGGTAGCTGTATGTACCGCTGGCAGCACCACGATTAACGCAGTTTCTCGTGCAGCTGTTGGTGAGAACACAGCTTTAGTTCAAAATGCTGGAAGCAGCACTACTGGTAACTCAAAAGTAGCCGTTTCGGTAACTACCGCCACTGATTCGACCCTCCCGGTCCGTATCATTGACGTTGTGCCCGAGACCGCAAACTCCTTGGGTTCCTACACGGAAGTAATCGTGAAATGGAACGCCGGTTTGCACCAGTATGACAACCCGACTGGCGTATAAGGAGATTGACAAATGGCTATTTCTCGTGCCCAACTACTGAAAGAGCTGCTCCCCGGCCTGAACGCCCTGTTCGGCATGGAGTACGCACGTTACGGCGAAGAACACAAAGAGATTTTCGAGACCGAGAGCTCTGAGCGTTCCTTCGAGGAAGAAACAAAACTGTCTGGTTTCTCAGCCGCACCGGTCAAAAACGAGGGCTCTGCCATCGCTTATGACAACGGCCAGGAAGCCTGGACGGCCCGCTATACGCACGAAACCATTGCCCTGGGTTTCTCGCTGACGGAAGAGGCCATCGAGGACAACCTCTATGACTCACTGTCCAGCCGGTACACCAAGGCCCTGGCCCGTGCTATGGCTTACACCAAGCAGGTTAAGGCTGCTGCGATCCTGAACAACGGCTTCGACTCCGACTATACCGGTGGCGATGGCGTTGAGCTCTTCTCGACCGCTCACCCCCTGATCTCTGGTGGCGTGAACTCCAACGAGCCGGCTACGGCAGCTGACCTGAATGAGACCTCCCTTGAGGCGGCCGTTATTCAGATCGCTGGCTGGACGGATGAGCGTGGCCTGCTGATTGCAGCCAAGCCCCGCAAGCTGGTTGTTCCGCCCTCACTGATGTTCGTGGCCACCCGTATCCTGGAGACTGAACTCCGGGTTGGTACGGCCGATAACGACATCAACGCTCTGAAGAGCAACGGTTCGATCCCGGAAGGTTACACAGTTAACCACTTCTTGACCGACACCGATGCCTGGTTCTTGACCACAGACGTACCCAACGGTCTGAAGCACTTTGTTCGTACCCCGATGGCAACATCGATGGACGGCGACTTCGACACCGGTAACGTCCGTTACAAGGCCCGTGAGCGTTATAGCTTTGGTTGGTCGGATCCGCTTGGCGTATTCGGCTCTCCTGGAGCTGCCTAAGTCTTAGACTTACGAAACCCCTGGCTCAAAAGGCTGGGGGTTTTTGTTAGTCAAAAAGTGGCATACACTACATAAAAAGGGGTTGTTTGTGCCATACAAAGTGGATGTGTGCGGTATTTACAAGATTGTTAACAGCGCAACGGGACAGTGCTATGTCGGCCAGTCTCAAAGAATGAAAAAAAGAATAAAAGAACATTTTCGTTTGTTGCGTTACAACAAGCATCCAAATCAACACCTACAAAGGGCTTACAACAAGTATGGTGCTGAAAACTTTTATGGTGCTATAGAAATTGAGTGTATAGACCTCAAGGAATTAGATTCCCTTGAAGAGGCATTTCTTAAAAAAGATGCCTGGTTTGAAGAACCAACGGTTTACAACATTGCTGACTTTGCCAAGGCTCCAATGAGGGGTAAAACCCATAGCGAAGAGTCTTTGCAGCGGATAAGGTTGGGCAGAAGATCCACCACTTTTGATTATCGAAGTCCAGAGTACAGAGCTACTTTGTCTAAAGCCCAAATGGCACGCTTTCACTCGGACCCGAAATTTATTGCCAAACTAAAATTCATTCTGGACAATCCACAACTATCCTATGCCGAAAGGGCTAGGAGGCTGGGTGCAGACACTAGCCCTGTACGCAAACTTGCACTAAAGTATCAACATCTCAAAGGAGTTTTATAATGGCCCAAACCCGATTTTCCGGCCCAGTAGCGTCCGACAATGGTTTTATTGGTGGCACAGCTTCTGATCCCATTTCAGTAACGACTGCCCAGAACATTTCCAGCTTTTATGCAACCTCCTCGGCTACGACTGGCGATACCCGCCTGAATTACAGCCGTCTGGACATTACTTCGACCGGATCTGGCGAGACCCTTCGGGCATTTACCCGTGTTACTGGTGCTAATGCAGCTACCGGCGGTACGGTAAACGGCGCTCATATTTCTCTGTCGGTTAACTCTGGCGGAACGATTTCTGGCGCTGCTAACGCCCTGCGTGTCACTTTAGGTGCAGCAGCTGGTGTTTCTACCGGTGGTACGGTTGCTGCTCTGCAAGTGGACTCAGACCTGAATAACACGGCTACCGTCCCGGCATCTGCTTCGTTCATTCGTGTAACCAATACGAACACGACCAAACTGTCTAACCTCTTTAACCTCCCTGCTCCGGCAGTCGGTGGTGTGTTGGCAGCGGTTGTTGGTACTCCGACCCAGACGCATACCATCAAGTGTGTTGGTAGCAACG